TTTTTTTTGTGTGGATCATGGGATTGCTCTGCATATTTGTTGGAGGTATGACGTTTACTCTGCCTGTGGTCTTTTTAAAAGTTTTGGGTCTGATAGACATAGCCATCGGGTTTAAAATAATCTCAGACAGACAACAAAAGAAAAGTGGTGCTTGACAAGACGATTTGCCGATGGTATACTTGAGCCATCACAGGAACGATAACACTTTTGGAGAATAACGATGAAGTTGGCAGATAGGACGATTGAGACTCACAGCGTTGGAGTTGCAAGCAGGAATCAGTTCAATATTGCTCAGACGAGCAAGATGTTTAAAATCCTTTCAGATTCTCTTTATTCTGATAAGGTTATGGCAGCTATTCGTGAACTATCTACCAATGCTTATGATAGTCATATTTCTGCTGGCAATAAAAATCCCTTTAAAGTGACCCTCCCCACTGCTGCCAATCCTACCTTTATGGTTAGGGATTATGGTACTGGTCTTAGTCAGCATGATATGGAGGACTTGTACACAACCTATGGAGCGTCCAACAAGAACAATAGCAATGATTTTGTGGGTTGTCTTGGTCTAGGGTCTAAGAGTCCATTTGCTTATACCAAGAGTTTCACCACAGCATCTTATTATAATGGTAAGAAATATACTTATATTGCGGCGATTGATGAGAGCGGTGTTCCTACCCTCAATCTTTTTAATACTTCTGATACATCTGAGCCTAATGGTCTTGAGATTAGTTTTGCTGTTAAACAGTATGACTTCCAAGAGTTTACAGATAAGGCTAAGAGAATCTTCCATTATTTCCGCATGAAACCTATTATTGAAGGTGGTATTGGAAATAATCTACAAGATCATAAGTATAGCAATACTAATATTGTTATTAGTGGTGATGGGTGGAGAGTTTGTAGGTTGAATAATGACAATCAATACTATCCTAGTAACTATCACCACATTGATAGTGGTGTTATTGCTATCATGGGTAATATCGCGTATCCTGTTCAGACCGCACAGATTGTGGGTCAAGAAAAGGAGGAGATGCCCGATCATATTCAGAAGTGGAATAGAGCTTTCCAAAAAGCAGACATTGATTCTTGGAAGAGCTTCGTGAGCGAGATCATTAATTCTGGTCTTTATCTTGAGTTGGATTTTAATATCGGTCAACTTGAGATGGATGTAAGTCGTGAAGGATTGCAGTATACTAAAGATGTGATCAAGACGCTGCGTAAAAAGACCCAAGAAATTTACATGGAAATGAAGGAAGAATTCTCCAAGAAGATTAAATCTGCTCAGAATAAGGTAGAGGCAATTACTTCATACTACACTATGAATGAATTGGCTGGCGGCTGGGGTGTTGGTGCTACTTGGACTGATCCAAAGGGCAAAGATCATCCTATCAACTCTGGCAATGACTTGGAATATAAAATTCCTGCGGGCAAGAGTCTGTATGTTTTTAATTACAAGACTGCTGGATTTCGTTCTCGTAGAATGGTTGCTCTGACAGATAAGATTCATCACGAAACTCTTACTGGTAAAGGCTATAGTTATTGGAATAACCAGAAGAAGAAAGGTCCGATGAGTTTCTTTGTGTGTGACGTTAAGGGTGAAGAGACTGCCAAGAAAATTCTTACAAGGTACTGTAATACAAATGATTGCTTTGCATACCTATTAATTGATACTAAGGATCATACAAAAAGCGGAGAAGGTTTTGATCAATTGATTGAAGATGTTGGGGCTGAAAATCTGCTCAAGGTTTCAGACTATAAGCATCTGACACAAAGTTCTGGACCAAGAAAGTCTTACAATAGAAATTCTAATGGTAGCGTTAGCGATCAAGACGTATTCTTTATTCATGGTTATGATAAGGATAGCAAGCAGATTACGAATCCTTATAATGATGCTACATATCTTAGAATTCTTTCAGAAGAACAACTGGAAGATTTTCTGGAACAAGATGAGATTGTTTATGTCCCCATGTTGAGATATGGAACAGAATCTGAGTCTGGTTGTCCAGAGATTTGTAGCATTACTAGAACTCTCCAAGAAGATACTCTGAAGAGCATAGTCAAGGATTTGGTTGGCAATAGTAAGATTTATGCTATTAAAACAGCTTTCGTTAAAAAGCTTGAGAAAGATGGCTATAATCTTGTTAACTTTAATGACTTTTTGAAGCGTCAACTCAAAATTGTAACACAAAAGCACTTTAAGAATCTTGGTTCTATCAACAAGCTTGTTGAATATTGCAAGAAGGATTATGCAACAGAAGAGAAGAATGGTGGAGGATACAGATATTATCAGCACGGAACAACGGATAAGCAGTTTATGTTTCATATTCTGAATATCTTTGGTCTAGATTATGACAAGTTTATTGGCAATAAGACTCTTGTTGATTGTTTGAATAAAACAATGCTAACAGAGTTCTTTGCACATACTGTTCATATCAGTCCTTTTAATATTCCAAGATTCAGTCAAACAGAATATCTTTCTCATATCTCTAAGCTTATGAAAGAGGCTGGGATTGAAGATGTTGACAGTAAAGAGATTCGTAATGCCAATTTGGCCTATAATACTTTGACACGTATGATTACTGATCATTTGTATTGTGTGCCGAATACAGACAAGGCAGAAGGTTTTATCAAAATTATTCGTGGAACTTCTACTCAAGATATTAAAACATGGAAAATCTCTGAGATTAGGGAAAAGATTAAGACTGAGGTAGATAAGAATCCTATGCTGAAACTTATTATGGGCAATCATCAAGTCTCTGGTAATCTGACAGATCTTAAGTCTAGTCAGAATCCTATTATCGAAGATCGTTCATACTATGGAAAGCAGAGTAGGGATTGGGTCGAGCAGATGAGCCAGGAAAATATTGACCTATTTAAGATTCAGTTGAGTAGTTTGATCAAGTAGTCAGAAATTGTTCAAGACCCCTTGACAAGCTTGCCGATTAGTGTAAAATGACAGTATCACAGGTATCGAAACTTTAATTTTTAGGAGTTGGATTATGGCTGTTCCGTTTATGTTCGTGGATGGTAATTTGACGCTGGTTCTAAATAATCAGAGTTATCAGGTGTTGCCAGATCATATCAACTATAAGTTGATTCTGGAAAAACTTCCCTCTGCTACGGCAGAGGAACTGTTGGAGGTTGTTGATGTTCAAAAAGCCGTTGCTACTTTTAGTGATGGTCTTGTGGAGATTAAGAATGGTCAGGTTCTTTATGAAGGTGAGCCTGTTCATGGATCAATTAGCAAAAGAATTCTAGAGTTTATGAGCAAGGGACTACCGTTCCAACCCCTCGTTAATTTCCTGAATAATATCATGGAAAATCCTAGTATGCAGAGTCAGAAGGAACTTTATGATTTCCTTGAACATGAGCATCTGCCAATTACTGAGGACGGCCACTTTTTGGCTTATAAGGCAGTAAGAAGTGATTATAAGGATAAGTATCGTGGGGTTTTTGATAATCGTGTTGGTCAGATTTGTACTATGCAACGAGCAAAAGTTGATGACAATCGTGCCAGAGGATGCTCTGATGGTCTTCATGCTGGTGCTTTGAACTATGTTGCTGGTTATGGTAGCCTAGAATCTGGTGATAAGATTGTTATTGTTAAGATTAATCCTAAAGATGTTGTGAGTGTTCCAAGCGATTGCAACTGCGAAAAACTTCGCACATGCCGATATGAAGTTGTTGGAGAATATGAGGGTGAACTTCTAAAGCCCCTGTATTGTGCTGATTTTAGTCAGGATGACTATGAGGATGAGGACGAAGATTACACCAGTGAAGAAGGTTACTGGAATCAGTTTGATGAGGATGAGGATGATGAAGAATATGAGGACGATGCAGATTTTGAGGATGATCAGTACTAATTGTAAATAGAAAGTGGAGTCTGGTGACTAAAGATATTAGCCTCTAGCTATAAAGCATACGCTAATTGAGAGGGTTCGATTCCCTCCTGCTTATTTTTCTATTAAAAAGATAAATATTTATATGCACGAACCATATGATGATGATTACTATGAAGATAACTATGATGATAGTCACCACTATGATCAGAATAAGTCAAATTTAGATAAATTTTATTTTAAATTTTATGTTGATAGTACTCCATTATCAGACTGGATTAAAAATGCAATAGAAGATATGATTAAAAATACTCCACCAAAAAAGATTGATTGGAAAAGTGTTTCGTTACCTATGACTGGGTTTGTTCCATCATACACTGGAGAGTTAAATACTCCTTTGTATGTTGGGAACAACCAGTATCAAGAACAAGTTTGGAAGAGCAAATATTTCGTAGAAGATAGGATAGATATAGAGTATAAGAACCATATTAAAAATCATGCAGTTCACTTTATACAGCAGCCGCTTTATTATAAAGGTATGTTTGAGATCTTAAATTAAAGGAGCATAAGGATATGCTTGTAACATTTTTATTTGCTATTTTTTATGTTTCTAGTATACTATCAGAAACACCATTTCTGGCCTATGAATTGGCAGATAGTATAAGTAAATGTCATAAAATTGATTGGGTAAGAATGGAGGATGAGAATAATAATATTCGCTACATCATTACCTTACATCAAATACCAGATTTTGCCAAATGTAATTTTGAAAATACTTTACTAAAACAACATCTTAAAAAAGAAGACAACAATGGAAAATAATGGATGGTATATTGTAAAGGACTTGCCTTCTTTTATTGATCATGCTAGAAGATTAGTCTTTAAGTTCTTTGGAGAAGTAAATCAAAACGCATCTGATTCTTTTACTGGACTTATAGCTAGACTTACTCCTACAGAAGAAGAAGAAATGGATGCTATGTTATCTTTTTCTGAATGTGAGATTATTGCTAAGAATTTTCTGAAAAAGAAAATTAATAAAAAAACCAAAGCTATTAGATATTATATTAATGATAAAATTTTAACTGAAATGTTAGAGTCTTTTAATAGCAGAATGGTTAGTAATATTTTAAATAAACTTGTGAATGATGGATTATTGGAAAGCGCTTTTGATGAAGAGCGTAATGATTTTATCTTTTGGGTAAATGAAAATAATGAAAACGAAAAAGAAACTCCAGAAACCGATTGATCAAGATATTCATATAAAATATAGATGTCCCCAGTGTTCTCAGGATCATTGGCTTTCATATAAAGAAGCATCAACTATTAATTTTAAAATAGTATGTGACTGTGGAGAAGTATTTAAGGTAAAAAGAGTAGTTGGATTTCAGCTAAAGTTTAAGTCTGTTAAGCCTAAACTTGTAGAAATCCCTAAAATTCCAGTGGAATTACTAGAAAAATCAGTTACACTACTGGTTAGCTACGGATTTACTAAAACAGAAGCATCAGAATTAATTAATGCTTCTTATATAAACAATCCTGTTGATGATTTTGGAACTTTGGTAAAACAAACTTTGGAGTCCTTGAGGAATTAACTTTTATGTCTAATAATGTTATTCGTCCATCTAAATTTGATGATGTAATAGGTCAAGCAGATGTTGTGAATCGTCTACGCATCATGGTGCATGGCTGTTTAAACTCTGAGGGTGTGATGCCTCACGTTTTAATAGACGGCCCTCCCGGCCTTGGTAAAACTACCATAGCGGGTGCTATAGCCAACGAACTCAACGTAAACCTTCATGTGGTTAATGCGGCTAATGTACGGAGCATTAAAAATATTCTACCATACCTAATGGGAATTGCTCCGCGATCAGTATTATTTATTGATGAAATTCATAGACTACCCAAGATTGTAGAAGAATTTCTATATCCTGTGATGGAAGATTTTGTGTTAAACATCACAGTAGAGGATAAGCCAGAGAAGATTGATCTTCCAATGTTTACTTTGGTTGGAGCAACAACTAGTGGCGGTAGTTTAAGTCAACCATTCTATGATAGATTCACTATTAAAGAACATTTATCTTTCTATACTCCCGATGAGTTAGCCAAACTAGCAGGGTCGAACGCAAAAAAACTCGGACTAATTATTTCTGATGAGCATCTTTTAGAGATAGCAAAAAGAAGCAAAGGAACTCCGCGTATTTTAAATGCAAGACTACAATGGTATAAAAATTATACAGCTTTTTATCCAAATAAGATGGTAACTATTGATGAAGTATTTAATAGTCAGGGTATTGATAGTAGAGGTCTAGATGTCTATGATAGACTATATTTAGAAGTTTTAACAAAAGCTAAAGGTAATGCTTTGGGTCTTAAAAGTATATCATCACTTAGCGGAATAGCTATTGAAACTATAGAAAATAGCATTGAGCCGTTTTTGGTGAGAGAAGGATTTGTAACTAGAACGCCCAAAGGTAGAATAATAGGTAATAAATTATGATAGTAGAAATAAATAGTAATTTACCAACATTAATATTATTCTCATTCACACTCCTATTTTTAGGGGTGTGTTTGTTTTTTATAGGATACTTAATAGGCAAAAACTCAAATAGCAACGGTGTATATACTAATGTTAGTAATAAGCCAAAAAGCTTTTTTAGTGAAGAAAAAGCTCAAGTTAAAAACAATATATCTATTGATGATACTAAGTATGTTGTAGATATTAAAACAACAGGAATGGAAAAGAAATACGATAGTTTAGGGGATACAAAAACTTCTGAAGAAAATATTTCTTTGTCTGTGAATAAACTAAAAAATATGAAAGGGTAAATTATGGCAGGCGTAGGACTAGATGTTGGTACAAGCTTTATTGTATTATCTCAAGATACTAATAATGGAATAACATATAAAGATTTTAGAGATGCTTTTTATATTATTAAACCAACAACCCCTGTTGCAACCAAAATGATAGAAAAAGGTTTGCATGGGAAAGTTTTTATTAAGGATAGTGATGGATCTTTTATTCTTTTAGGTAAAGACGCTATTGAAAAAGCAATAGAAAGAAATGATACAGCAAAAAGGCCGATGTATAAAGGCGTCGTTTCTGCCAAAGAAAAAGATGCTAAAAGAATACTATCTTTTATCCTGCAAGAAGTAGTCGGAAAAGCATCAGAACCCGGTGAAAAATTAGTTTTTTGCGTTCCGGCACAACCAGTAGACCAAGAAGATGAAGATTTTGATGTTGGATATCATGAAGATGTTGTTAAAACAATTTTAAATGAAGTAGGTTATTCAGCAAGAGCTATTAATGAGGCGGAAGCTTTATGTTATGCTGAATTAGAATCAGAAGATTATACTGGAATAGCTATTAGTTGTGGAGCAGGAATGACAAATGTTTGTGTGATGCTAAATGGTGAGCCAACGGTGGTTTTCAGCACAACTAAAAGTGGAGACTGGGTTGATCGTATGAGTGCTATAGCCACCGGAGAACCCGACAGTGTTGTTCAAGCCGAAAAGGAGGCGGGTGGTTTTAAAATAGGTGAGCCAAGCGAAAATCCAGTATTGGGTGCTGTATCATCTTATTATGAAAGACTTATTGATTATACCACTAAACAACTATCGGCAGCATTAATTAATCATAAGTCATTACCGAAATTTAAAAATCCATTAAAAATTGTTGTAGCTGGTGGCACTTCTCAAGCTAATGGATATATAGAAATTTTTACTAAAAAACTATCTGAAAATAATTTTCCATTAGTTATTAAAGAAGTATCTCATGCGTCAGATCCTCTACACGCTGTTGCTAAAGGTTGTTTAATAGCAGCAAAAGTTTTATCATAACATAATGTTTAACTTTCTGAAAAAAGTCAGATATGCAGTCAGGTCGCCCAAGTGGACTAATGTTAGAAAAAATCATCTTGCATTAAATCCAAGATGCGCTGCTTGTGGTAAAAGTAAAAAAGTAGAAGTACATCATATTAAACCAGTACATATTAATCCAGATCTAGAACTTGACCCCACAAATCTCATAACTCTTTGTGCTGATCCTTGTCATATAATATTTGGCCATTTAATGGATTTTAAAAGTTGGAATATTTCGGTTATTGAAGATACTAGGGTGTATTATAATAGGATATTACATAAACCTCTGTAATAGGAGGAAACATGAGGTTTTTTGCGTCATTACTAATATTTTTATATTTAATAGGCCATTCTTTGGCCGGAACTATAGATCCAAATACAACAGACTCTAAATATATAGAATATGCTAAGGGTTTTTATTTTGTTGGACAAATATCTGGCACAAATAAAGAGAACCAAATCTATAAAGCCTCCGGCGTTGCCATTAAACCTAATTTTATTTTAACCGCTGCACATGTTGTTAGAGATATTGAGAGTTGCGATATAACTTTTAAGAATAAAACTTTTCATATTTCTAAAATTATTATTCCACAAGAATTCTCAGAATCTAATGTTGGATATCATGATATAGCAATAGGATATACTAAACAGGATTTAGGTTTAGAGTATTACCCAGAGCTATATGAGAATAAAAATGAAATAGATAAAATTTGTTCTATATCTGGTTTTGGATTAACAGGAAACTTTATAAGTGGAGCAACACACAGCGACGGAAAACAAAGAGCAGGATCAAATATTATAGATTATATTGATAAACATTTGTTAGTATGCTCCCCATCTAAAACAGATAAAAAAACTAGCTTAGAATTTTTAATAGCAAGTGGAGATAGCGGTGGGGGTTTATTTATAGACGGCAAGCTAGCCGGTATTAATTCTTGTGTATTTTCTAAAAATTCACCAAAATCAGACTACGATACTGAAAGTGGACATACTAGAATAAGTGAGAACCTAGAATGGATATTAGCTAATACTAAGTAATCTACACTCTTAACCTTTGTTCTCTGCATAACAAATAGTTCTGGTTTGTAGCATTGTCAAGTGTGAAAAAACTTAAAAAGTACTTGACCGCAAAAATCTTCGGACTATGATACATTATCGCATCCTAAAAATTGAGTAGGTCAATGGCAGATCAAGACAGAAAAGATATTCGTAGAAAAAATTTAGCAGATAAGACTTATTCCAAACCTTCTATTTCAGAAGAACAAAGGTTTATTTCTAAATCTAAGAAACAACTAAAGAAAAAAATAGAAGATATCAAAGCAGAAGAGCTTTGGGAAGATTGGGAAGATGAAATACGTTGAAGAACTCTCCAGTGGAGACTGTTTTGAGTATGACTCAAAAAAATTCTTACTAACTGCTGATTTTCGTAAGAATGGATCTAGGCTGGCTTATTCTTTAACCGATGGACTATCTTCTTGGATAAGTAGTCAGTCTATTGTTGAGATTTTGCCAATATATTATTTGGATAAAGAAAACAATATTATTCCTATTAAAATAACCAAAAAAGAAAATGTTACTGGTTAAAATCAAGACCTTCCTTAGTTCTTTATTTTGGCACGTTCGCAGAGGACTACCAAAGAGTAGTCAGGCCGAAATAGAGGCCCGTTATAATATTTGTATCAGTTGTGATATGTTTGAATCTAAAACATCAGAGTGTTTGGTTTGTGGATGTAATATTAATAAGAAAAGGGTTTTTTTGAATAAATTAGCTTGGGCTGATCAAAGTTGTCCTATTGGTAAGTGGTCAAAACTAAGTAAATAGATCAATTAGTTTGGTGTATACTTATGAAGTCTATTACAACCACACCTTACTAAGGAAATATATCTTATGTCCAGACCATACACAGATATTGCCACTATTGATAATAGTAAGCCCATTAAAAATGGCTCGGCTATAGTTTCAACAACAGTTAGTGGAGAATATAATACACTAGATACTGTTGTTAAAAATGTGCCAGATATTAATACTATTTACAATAAATATGGCAACAGATTCTATAATGGGTTATTTGTAAACATATTTAATGATATAGTTGGAGCTTAAATGAGTATTAAAAGAATTAATGAATTTCCAGAAGGTAGCGGAGCATTAAGTAGCGATGATATCTTTCTGATAATGGATGATCCAAGCGGATCTGCTACTACAAAAAAAGTATCTCTTAGTGAATTAAGTGCAGCTATTGGAAGTTCATCATCTTTTCAAGTAGGAAATATAGATTTACATAATGGTGGAATTCAGTCCGCTCAATTATTAAAATTTAATGATAACACTAAGCAATCGGTAATTACTGGTCCAACACCAGCAGCATCTGGAGATACGGCCCAAAGATTAATTATCCAAGGTCAACGCGCTCAGGGTAATGGTGAGGGTGGAGATGTTTATTTATGGGGGGGTGATAGTGATGTTAATGGTGGCGATATTAAAATTTATGCTGGTGATGCTGATAGTAATGAGTCTGGTCAGGGCGGATATATTAATATAGATGCTGGTAATGGACATAATCAAGGTGGCCAAGTTAGTATTAGCGCTGGAAATTCTACCTTACAAGGTGGAAATGTTAATATTAGTGCTGGCTATCCAAGTGGTATAGTTGCTATTAATGCTGATGGTGGCGGTAGCAGATGGGAGTTTAAGCCAGATGGTAAAGTATTTTTACCAATGAGCGCCCTAGATGTTGGTGGAGATACTATAGATATTAAAAGTTCAAATTATGTTGAATTATGGTATCATTCTGGTCCTAGTGGAACACCATATAACTATATAGAAAATCCAAACAATAATAGCGATGGTTATCTTTGGACATCATATGATGGCACTTGGATTGGAAATTATAGAGATAATGACGGCACCAATCCATATTGGAATCGTGAGTGGCATTTTGGTAATGATGGTAAATTAACACATCCAGATGGAACAACTAGTAGTGGAGGAACTATTGTTGCTCCTGGAACATATAATATACAAAGTGTTGATAATACGCTAATTCAAACAAGTGCCGCCGCTCAAGCAAAAAGTTGGAACTTTGACACAAATGGAGGCTTAACATTACCGAAAGGCGGAACATTAACCGAAACAAATAATACTGTTTCTATAGCACCGCCCACAGCAGCTGTTGGACAAAGTTTAGTAATTCGTCCTACTCAAGCTACATGGGGAATGAGCACTAGTAATTATATTGAGTATGGTAATCCTATAACTATTTCAGTTACTCTACAAAATTGGGCTTATTTTGGAACAGTAAACTATACGATCTCTGGTACTGGAGTTACTCCACAATCATTGGGTCGAGCACTAACTGGCAAGTTAACTTTCGTAAGTACCTCTGCTCCAGACACAGAAACTATTACTTGGACCATACCAGCAAATAGCAATATTACTGAATTTACTCTAACACTAACAAGTGTTGATGGAACAAGACCGGGTCCAGATGTTGCAGATGCAAACCTTTATCCAGCATTATATTATAATTTTGAAGAATCTAACGGAATGCCTACTGGTCAATTTATTACCGTGACCAATAATGGAATGGTTAATTCAGAGCATAGTCATGTTCATCTATTATCTGGGGATCCAGCAACTGTTGATTTATACTTGGGGGATGATGATCAATATGTTAAGATACAAAAAAATGGTGGAGATGTTATTGTTGGTACAGACAATAATAATAATCAATGGACTTTTGGCACAAATGGCAAATTAACATTACCAATAGACGGCGATATTGTAGACAGTAACGGAACATCCGTATTAGGAGGAAGTGGTTCAACAACTGTTGTAGATTTATCATATTCATCAACAATTAATACTAATGCTAGTACTGGAGACATATTTGATATATCTCTTACTGGCAATACTACACTAGCTAACCCCACTAATCCAGTAAATGGTAAAACACTACGTTGGAGAATAACCCAAGACTCTACGGGAAATCGCACAATATCTCTTGGTAACAAATTTAATATTCCTAGTAGTGCCACCTCTCCTTTGCCATGGAGTACAGAATCCAGTAAAATGGACGTTCTTGCTGCTACATATCATGCTGGACGCGATAAGTGGGACATTATAGCCTTTATACCAGGATACTAATCTATGCCGCCAACAAACGGATGGGATGCAGAAACAAACACCTATTACATTGACGGCGTTGCAACTACTCTGGATAGCACTGGCTACGGTGATTTCGGCAGTCCACTACTTCATTATTCGTCTTATCCCACGCTTTGGGCTGGGGGGGATACAACCAATAACAAGTACTATGTAAACGGTGTGGAGCAAGAAGGTTTGGATTCGTGCGGCAATGGAGGCATTTCTGCCGGGACAAGAATTGATAATCAGCCAGTACCGTATGACTTCACATACGGAGTATATTACGGATACAGCAGTTGCGCTGGTGTGTTTTTAATGGCTTCTGGCCATTCAGGTTTCCTCCAGCCTGTTCCCGGACTGGGAGCTGGGGGTTACGGTGATTACAATGGTTATCATTTTTCAAGCTTCCCGACGTTGTTTAATGGTTGGGACGCAACTACTAGCACCTATTACATTGACGGCGTTGCAACTACGCTGAACAGCGACGGCACCGGCTGCTGGAACAATGAAATTTACACCGCCGGAAGCGTAACCTTTAATCCGGCCACAGACACTGGCTACAACACCTGCGACTCTATCTACTATATCAGCGGCGTTGCTACGGCTCTGGATAGCACTGGCTACGGCGATTACGACGGAAATCACTACTCAGCCTACCCAACATTGTTTGAAGGTTGGGATACCGCAACTAACACTTATTATTTTGCTGGCGTTGCAACTACGCTGGACAGAAACGGCACCGGCGACTACAGCGGCGCGTTGTATTTAAACGGCAGTCCTGTTGTAGACGGAACAACGCCCAGATATTTTAGCGCTACAAATGCGGTTAGCTTAGAGTCAACAAATTATTGGGAAGTATATCTTGATAGTTTTTCTGGTCCCGGCCCGTTCACTTGCTATTCTCCTCCGACCAGTGCGGACAATGTTAACGTAAATACTTATCCTCTTTCTGGCAGCAGCACTGTAAACAATCTTTATTTAAGTGGCACTAGTTTGAACTACATTGATTCGTATTTAACTAGCACCGCAACTGTAACAGTCCTTGGCGCGGCGACAGTAGGTTTCGGTTATACCAACAGCGGCAATATTACATGCGCTAACGTAAGTTTTTCTGCTGGTTCTTGGAATCTCGGGACTGTTACGGGCAACGCTAGTTTCGACAATAGCAGAAACATTGGAACCGTGACCGGCAACGCGACCTTCGGAAACAATAGCGAAAACACAAACGACAGAAATGATCTCGGCTATTGGGGTGGGTCACACGGCACAGTATCTGGTAACGCCACATTTAACGATACTTCAACGAACAATGGCGTTGTATCTGGAACCGCCACGTTTGCTGGTAAAAGATTCAACACTGGAACAGTTGGTACTGCTGTCTATACGCCGACCAGCCCGACCACTATTTATGTGGCAGACGGCGGCAGCGACAACAACGACGGCACAGAAGCACATCCGCTCGCCAATCCGCAGCGGGCCTTTGAAATGGCTTATTATTGGGCTGAAGAGAGCGCACGGACTATCCACATCGACAGCGGTTCTTTCGGCGCCGTTAATTTGAACATAGCTTACGCTGACAATTGGCCGGTAACAATACAAATAAAAGGAGTAAGCTCAGCAACCTCTAGTATTGGCGGAATCATTGCGGTTGGTAATGACATGGTTTTTGATTACGGCGCCAACGCAGTAGTCTCTAATCCAACCGACGGAAAAAACGTCACGGTTATTTCAGACAACACCGTGAATCTTGGAAACATTATTACAACCGGCGGCAATTCTGGCGTGAACGGTGTCGGCGTTGCGGACATTATTTCTGGCGGCAACTCTGGCAATATTGTGCTGACGAATTGCACCGCTGGTGTTCTCGTTACAGACGGCGGCGGGCAGTTCTACAGCAGTACTAATGGCGGTGTCGGCAGCACGGGCAGCGTCACAATAACTAACTCTACGGTATCTGACATATACGCCGTTAGTGCAACTTTAGCGGGCAATGAACTTAGCGGTAGTTCTGGCAATGCTGGCGTAATCAGTTTGACCGATAGTACGGCTGGCGGTATTTACGCCAGTGCGTCCTCTTTTAATTTCACATACGGCGATCCTGCCGCCATCCCCGGTGGCGTAATTACGCTGGATAATTCCACGGCTGGCAATATTGTTGTAAACGGCGGCGACATCACATATAGCAATGTAAATACCAGCTATAGCAACTACTTTGGCGGCGTGGGCGGCAGCGTGGCGCTGACAACCAACAGCCATGCCGGGTCTATTGTAGCCAGCGGCGGCGCAGGCGGAGACACCAGCAATACTTCTGGCTCTGGCGGCGTAGTGCGCCTAACAGACAGCACAGCCAACGATATTATCGTGGCTGGTGCAAATGGTGGTAACAACGGTTACGGTCAAGGTGGTTCTGGCGGTAGCGTTACGTTAGTCCGAAGCACATCTTCCAATATTAATTCTGTCGGCGGGAATGGTGGTGACGGCAGCCTTATTACATATGGTTGCGGAGATGGCGGAAATGGCGGCGTGGTATCTTTAACGGACAGCTCTGCAAATAATATTTTTGTGTTTGGCGGTAGCGGCAATAGCAGTGGCGCTGATCAAGCTTATGGCGGGCACGCAGGCAGCATCACTTTAGTGCGTAGCAATGTTGGCCCGCTGTATGGCGTTGGCGGCTCCGGCGGCACCGCGGCAACACTTGGTTCCGATCCGGGGCGAACGGCAACCGGCGGAAATGGCGGTTATATTTCATTGACTGACAGTAACTCTGGCGACATTAATACGTTTGGCGGTTCTGGCGGTAGTATCAACAGCGTGCCCAACGCCAGCCGCGGAAACGTAGGGACTATTGTTCTAGTCGGAAATTGTATTCTTCCCAACAACATTATCGGCAATCTTGACATTTCCGATCTGAATAAAGGTCGTGGAATCAATGGATCTAATATTTTAGGTATTCTTTAAAAGGAGATAATTAATATGAAACTTCCTCATGAAGTATCGATTACTGTGCCAGATAAAACAAACCCTATTAAGATTTCAGAATTACCCGTAGTATTAATAGATGTTGAGAAAAACAAAAAAGTACTAGCACAAATGGTTCCGTTTTATAAAACATTAACACTATGGGAAAATGAAGGTTATGATGCTATTGGAGATTATACTCAATCTCAAGCAGAATCTCGTATTCTAGAACTGCTAGGAGAAGATATTGCTAAGAGTCTGTTATCTCTATATGTATCGATTCCAGCCAAAAAACCTAAATAATAAAAACAGCTTTTGCTTTTCTTCTTGATCTAGATTATGATAGAATCAAGGAGAATATCTATGGGTACAACAACAAAAAATAATGGTCTACCTATTATTCGTGGTAATTTATTTGACTATATTATAGATCCAATATATCTTAAAAATAATGGTTCTAGTATTATTGTTCCTCATGTTTGCAATAATGCTAATCTTTTTGGTGCTGGATTTGCAACAGCAGTTGCTAAAAATTATCCATCGGTTAAAGAGAATTATCATTTATTAGGTTCTAAATTCTTAAAAAATAATCTAGGACACACACAATTCATATCGGTCTTACATGATAAAACCTATAATCATCAATTAGTTTTTGCTAATATGATTAGTCAAAATAGTGTAATATCACACTCAAATAGGCGCCCCCTTAATTATTTGGCTTTATGTAGGTCTATGGCTAGTGTAGCACAATATATTAAATCTAACTTTCAAGATCAAAGAGCACAAATACATTGTCCTAAATTTGGTTGCGGATTAGCGGGCGGTAATTGGAACTTTATTGAAGAACTTATTAAAGACATTTGGGGAGATCTAACGGTTTTTATATATGATAACAAATAAAGTTATAACTTCTTTCGGGTTCGATACACATGCTAATTTATTAGATTTGTCTATATTAACACTTAATAAATATGCCAGAACTCATAATTATGACTTATTTATACCTAATGATTCATTTTTTTCTGAAACAACAAAAACCAGACACTATTCTTGGTGGAAACTGGAACTAATATTAAAACTATTAGCTACTTATGATATAGTACTGTGGATAGATGCTGATGTTATTATCAAAGATTTTAATCAAGATATTTTAGATGATTTTAATCAAACAGATCATATGGGGTTAGTGGTGCATGAAACCTCAGACGGAAGTGTACCAAATTGTGGGGTTTGGATTTTAAATAAAAAAGCCCTGTCGTGGTTGGATCAACTATGGCATTATAATAATTTTATTAGTAGTCAATATTGGTGGGAGCAAGCATCACTATTGCATACTTTAGGTATTAATCCAGATTCAAGACCAATTAAACTTCCAGAACAATACAATATACCTTGGACCAAGCTAGACTACCGATGGAATCCTCATATAAATGATCATCGTCAAATTCCCAAGGATTACAGATTTTTTCATTCAACCATGATTAAAAACAAAGTTGAAGTTACCAAACAAATACTATCTGAGATAATATCACGATGTTAAAAATTGAAAATGTTTTATATCCTGAGTCTGAATATCAAAAATCTTATGATTCTAAGATAGAGTCTGGCAAAATTAAATTATCAGAATCCAAAGTGATTTTTTTAGGATTATGTAGAGATGTAGGATCTGTTATATATGATAATATTAATAAAATCATTGATGATATAGGAGTAAAAGCCAAAGACTATAGAATAGTTTTATTCGAAAATGATTCCTCAGATAATACAAAAGAACAACTGCAAACATTACAACAACAAAATAACAAAATTATTATTTTATCTCAAAATTATAATAGACCAGCATTTGGACATACTCAAGAAACCGAAAGAACTACAGCACTAGCAGAATACAGAAATATTCTTAAAAATTATGCATATAAAAATTATTCGGATTTTGATTTTGTTATAGTATTTGATACCGATTTTTTAGATTTTAGCGCTAAAGGAGTATATAATTCTTTTGGATGGCTGAAAGAACATGAACACATTTCCGGTCTTGCTGGAAATAGTTTTCAGATTAGACCAGTGCTATATGAAACACCCAGTTTGTGGAATTATGATGCATGGGCCTATCGTGGATCTTGGTGGACAAATTTAGAATATAGTGTTACAAATGAATTTCGTAACTATCACAATATGATGTGGTTTGGATTTTGCGTGTTGCCTGTTGGATCTCCTCCGGTTAGAATAAACAGTGCGTTCGGAGGAATGTGTGTGTATAGATCACATAATTATTGGACCGGGGAGTATAGTGGGTATGATTGTGAACATGTTACCATGCACTATAGTCTAGCTAGAAATAATAATTTTCTATTATTTTTAAATCCTTCTCAAATTATGTTGGTGGAATAGCATTTTATGGAAATTATACTGGTTGTGGCTATGTTTTTGGGTTTGTGTCAAGGTTTGGAGAACATCTATAGAACCAGACATGGCATTATACCCGGCGTTAAATCTTCTAAAACTTTATTTACTTTTCTTTTTCTCAACGAATGATACATCGATTAAAAAATCAAAGAGTTTATTTAGCTGGTGCTATGGATAGAGTGCCAGACCGAGGATCAACATGGAGAGATAATATTACTCCATTTTTACATAATTTGGATATTCAAGTATTCAATCCTATTAAAAAACCCGGTGAAGTAGGATTAGAAGACAATGATGCTCATAATATGAAAAGCAAATTAAAAGCCCAAAAAAGATACTCAGAACTCTCATTAATGATGAAAGCTATTCGCGGAGTAGATCTAAGACTTGTAGATATTAGTGATTTTATTATTGTTAATCTGGATCTAGATACCCACCCTTGTGGAACTCTTGAAGAAATATTTTGGGCTAATAGACAAAAAAAACCTATTATAGTTCATATGGAACAAGGGAAGGATCATACGCCCGATTGGCTTTTCGGCACTATTCCACATCAAATGATTTTTTCTAATTGGGAGGATATTAAAGCATATTTAATACATATAGATTGTTCAGAAAATATAGAAACCTATAAAAGATGGTATTTTTTTGAATTAAATAATAATGCCTAAATATTATGTTCAATCTGGTCAAATTAAACACATAATACAAAGAGACACTCATTATGATGCTATTGTTTCTGTATTAAGAATATACAGGGGTAAAGGGTTAGTAACTAGTATTAAAATTTGCGTAAGTGAAACTGGATGGAAGAAAAAATTAACCTGTTATGATACAGATACTTTTCTTAAAGAGATTTTATGAATAATGAACATTATGTTAGACCAGACGATCCTCAACAACTAGACTATATTCAGTCAAATAGTATCATAATTGGCAATTCTCCAATTCATGGTCGTGGTGTTTTTGCTACAAAAAATATTTTTAAAAACCAAATTATAGAAAGATGCCCGCTTATTCCAATGGAATATAGATCAAGATATCAGCTTGATCCACAAATTTTTAATTATATGTATGCTCAGCCACCGTGTTCTTGCAAAGACTGCCAAACTCATGGATTTTTATTCTATATGGTTTTAGGATATGGTATGCTATACAACCACCAAGACAAACCTAATGCAATGTGGAAATTTAATTATAAACAACTATTAACAGATGTAATATGTGTAGAAGATATTAAAAAGGGTGAAGAAATTTTTGTTAGTTATGGTGGGCAATATTTTAATGATAAAAATAAAATAAATCTTCCTAAATAGGTTCAATTATGCAAAAAATTATTACTGATATTAAACTAGATTTTGATGATATATTAATTAGACCCAAAAGATCTAATTTATCTAGTAGATCAGAAGTAAATATTACACGAGATTTTCATTTTCTACATTCTCCTAGACAAATCTCTGCTATACCAATTATGGTAGCTAATATGGATACTACTGGTACTTTTAATATGGCAAAAGAGGTTTGTTCTCAGGGTGGTATAGTCGCTTTACACAAGCACTACTCTAGTGAGCAGCTTATAGATTTTTATTCAAATGAAACCATTCCTTATAGGCATTTAGTGTTTTATTCTACAGGCACTACTGTTAATGATATTGAAAAACTAACACATATATTTAATACTCTTAGAGATAAAAGTCGTGAACTACCTAATATTTGCGTAGACGTAGCAAATGGCTATAGCGAAAAGTTTGTCAAAACAGTTGCCCATATCAGAAAGCTATATGACAATATTATTATAATGGCAGGCAATGTGGTGACACCAGAGATGGTTGAAGAATTATTATTACATGGCAAAATAGATATTGTTAAAATAGGAATAGGTCCTGGTTCTGTATGTACTACAAGATTAAAAACAGGAATAGGATATCCTCAAGCTTCTGCAATCATGGAATGTTCTGACGCTGCTCATGGACTAGGTGGACATATTTGTGCTGATGGCGGCTGCAAAAGTGTTGGTGATATTTGTAAGGCTTTTGGTTGTAATGCGGATTTTGTAATGTGTGGAGGTTTTTTTGCAGGAACTGATGAGTGTGAAGGAGAATGGGAATATGATGCAGAAATGCACAAAATATCGCTAAAATTTTACGGAATGAGTTCCAAAGAGGCTATGTACAAACACCATAACGGTGTTGCTCATTATAGAACGAGCGAGGGAAAATGTGTCACAGTATCTTATAAGGGTCCGGTAGTAGAAATTCTTAAAGATATTTTTGGTGGCATAAGAAGCTCTTGTACTTATATAGGCGCGTCTAAGATTAAAGACTTTGGTAAAAAAACTACATTTATATTAGTCAACGATACACATAATAGGATATATGAAAAATGAAAACTATTAATATCAATGCTCCGATTAATGGCACTGGATATGGTATCACTTCCCTAAATATTATTAAAGCAATACATGCTCAAAATATGGATATTTCTTTATTTCCTATTGGAAATAATGTAGAGATTAATTCAGAGGCTGATAGGGATATTATCCGTCAGTTATTGCAAAATAGTAATAGTTTTGATTATAATGCTCCGTGCCTGAAAATTTGGCATCAACATGATTTGGCTCTAAAGATTGGTAATGGCAGCTATTATGTATTACCTTTTTTTGAACTAGACCGACTAACACAAAGAGAACAACATCATATTAATTATGCTGATTATGTTTTTGTAGCATCTCATTGGGCAAAAGAAGTTTTAGAAAAAAACAATATTAGTAAACCTATTTATGTTTCTCCATTAGGGGTGGACCTAGAAATTTTTCAACCCCCAAATAAAATTAGGGTAGAAAAAGAAAATTATATATTTTTTCATATCGGAAAATGGGAAAAAAGGAAAAGTCAAGATTTTCTATTAAAAGCATTTGAATCCGCATTTACAGAGAATGATAGTGTAGAATTATGGCTATTACCTTTCAACCCCTTTTTATCTGAACAAGAAACACAAGAATGGCTTAATTTAGTTGAAAATAATAAGCTAAAAAATAAAATCAAAATTTTTAACAGACTTCCTACGCAATATCATTTAGCTGAATTTATTTATCATGCTGATTGTGGGGTTTTTCCTTCTAGGGCAGAAGGATGGAATAACGAGATCATAGAAAGCATGGCAATGAATAAACCAATTATTGCAACAAATTATTCTGCACACACAGAATATTGTAATGATAAAAATTGCTATTTAATAAATACAGATGAACTAGAAGTGGCTAATGATGGTAAATGGTTTTTGGGTAGTGGTAATTGGGCTAAATTAGACCGCAATGAGCTGGATCAAACGGTTCATTATATGAAATATGTGTATACTAATCATATCGATAATAATCCAGAAGGCGTATTAACGGCCAAACAGTACTCATGGACTAATACAGCAAATATTATTTTACAAACCATCAAGGATAATGATAATGCCAATACCCGATAAACATACCGATGAAGATAAACAAAAATTCATATCTCGTTGCATGAGCGACGAAGTGATGAAAAAAGAATATCCTGATACTAAACAAAGAGTTGCCATATGTATCAGTCAAACAAAAAAAGATAAATCTAAATCTGATTTATTAAATGATGTTCAAGATAATTTATTAGCTAATAATTGTTATTGGGACGATGAATGGGATGAATTTATTTGGGAGATAGAAGCCGGTGTTATTTACGACGAAGAAGATAAAATTATAGCAGCAGAAAAAAATGGTAAAAAAGTTACTCTTAATAAACCTTTTAGAACACCCGATGGGCCTAAAAAATTTAGTGTCTATGTTAAAAATGATAAAGGTAATGTAGTTAAAGTTAACTTTGGCGATCCTAATATGACAATTAAAAAGAATATACCGGAAAGAAGAAAAAGCTTTAGAGCAAGAATGAGGTGTGATAGTCCTGGACCCAGGTGGAAAAGTCGGTATTGGGCCTGTAAGAGCTGGTAGAATAATTTTATATCAACTACAAAAAAAACGGATTTCTAATTATGAATAAGAATATACAAGAATTTTTAAACGAACAGTCTCAGACCAGTGAAATACAGCAAGTTGTTGCAGCAGAAGAACCAAAACACCCGGATATGATATCCGATAAAGAAGCTAAAAACTATACAAACGATACTGTTTTAGACTTACTCAAAAAATCTTTAAATATACACTGGCAACAAACAACAGTTCTTTCTGCCCAAGCTGTGCATTTAGATAGATGGGGTTATAAAAAACTAGCAACAGTTATTAAAGAGGATGCCAAGCAGGAGCATGAACACGCCATGATTAATCTATCTAGATTAGAGTTTTTTGATGCCGACTATCAACCCCTAACAGTGTCTCCTCCAAGCTGGAAACGCCATGATATGGTAGCTATGATCAACTATAATCTAGCATCTGTTCAGGAAGCATCCAGAGCAGAAAGAGACACTATAGTTGCTGCTCGTGCAGTAGGAGATGAGTTAACTGCTAATATTATGATACCATTATTACAAGGCTCTGAAGACGGCATCATATTATATGAAGGTTTTCTAAAACTTATTGAAGAAATGGGCCTAGATAATTTCTTAAGTATTCAAGCTTAAATACCAAAGGTGATAATTATGGATAGATTTTATGATATTCTAGATTCATTATTAAAAGCAGCCCAAAAAACTAAATCAAATAATGATTATAATAACATTAATGATTTTGAAATGGGTCCATCCACAATGAAAAATCTAGATGATCTATATGGGGACGATGAAAGCAATACACCTCTTAATAATACTAATTCATCAGTGATGATGGATCATGTTAATGCTATTTATAGCTGTATGGCAGAAATGCAGAACCATCTTAAGAATGAAAGTACAGTGCAAAAATTGACAAATGCCGGATGGCATGATAAGATTCATGCAATGTACAGAGCTTCGTGCGAAATGAAAGATTTTGTCACGAACCAGCCCTTGGCTGACGATGATAAAACTATGATTGCGGGCGAATCACAAAAAAAACCGGGACTTTGGGATAATATCAGAAAGAAAAAAGAAAAGATGGGCAAGAATTACAGGCCAGCTAAACCGGGAGATAAGGATAGACCAGACTCAGATCAATGGAAAAAACTAACTAAATAGATATTGGATTAGGACTGTGGTAGAGGATAGCAAAGTTTTATTTATCAAATGGCTAATCAATAGACTACTCTATAAACATAATTATAGAGAGTCTGATGTGATTATTTTATCACTAAATGAGATTTTAAAATATCTTCAGCCAAAGACCTATCTTATAGATTTAGAAGAAAATGACTTAGATAAGATTATATCTAAGTATTATGCGGATTTTAATTTGGATGCTACAGATGATATAAATATAGGATACACTCCACAGCAAAGGGAAAACTTAAGAAATCAAATCAAACATTTAGTTAGTGATATAGTTAATAAGAATATTCCACAGGACTTTACTATAAAGGATAAATAATGCTATTACAGCTTAACGGTATTGGTAATCAAAAGATCGCTTATAAGGACCACTCTAATATAGAATTTGATAGTTTAGATCATTATATGTTACTAGCTAAAAAGGCTATATCAAAATTTTCTAGACAGTTTTATCAAGGACTATCTACAAAAATGCTCAAGGATGAAGATGCTATATCTTCTGTGGCTAGTGCTATTATGATGGCAGATTGGAGATGGGATGAAAACTATCAAAATACTAAAGGAACTAAAAAAACAAAATATTCATATCGAAACCAATGTGCTTTATGGGCAATTCAAACATATGTGTCTAAAAACTACAAGAAAAATAAAAAATTTAAAAAGACCGCATACTCTTTAGACCATGTTATTGAAAACAACGACGATAGTACTACAACTCAGTCATTTACTGAAGATACTAGAGTATTATCTCCAGAAGATTATGCTATTGAAAAAGAAGAAAAAGAACAACTGTCTAATCTAATAGAGGGACTTTTATCTTTAGATTGTTTAAGCGCTAGACAAAAGGACTATATCAGACTATATTATTTTGAGTCGTATACATTTGATAAGATTGGTAAAAAATACGGCATCACCAGAGAGGCTGTAAGACAGGGTCTTAATAAAGCCATAGATCTGATTAGAGAGGTAGCAAATCATGGATAATTCAAAGTTTGATATTAATATTCATTGTGTTGTTTTTGGTACAGATATTCCAAATAATAAAACATATATTCTGTCTACTCAAAAAGAAGATATTTCATTTCCTTCTTTTGTATTAACCATGGATAATATAACAGATTTAGATAATTATCTTATTAAATTTCTAAAAAACTATATTTTTGTAAATGATTTAGAATTAATACCACAATTAATTACTTTAAATTCTATAGATATCGTTAATAGTGAAATAGATATAAACACACTAAATACTATCTATGGCTTTATAGTTAATCATACACATAGTATTAATAATTGTTATTGGTTAAATTTTGAATATAAAGAACCTATGAAATATGGTAATCTATTATTAGAGGTTATACAAAAACTAAAATAATGTATTTTTATAAATTGATACAAAAACTATTCAAATTTAATAATCATCTTATTAAGAAAGAAAATTCTATTAGCTTTGTTGTAGATGAAAGTAGTCGAGTTAAAATAAAACTAATTATCAATGATGTCTCATTAGAATCTTCAAATAATTTTGGTCTTTTATTATATTTAATAAATCATGGTTATTATACTAAATCTGTTCTAGATTCTTTAGTGGATTTATCTAAAGAACATCCTAATTATGAGTCTTTTATAGATTATACTATTCATTCGTGGTCTCAAAATCTAGATAATAAACCTATTACTATTAATACCAAGCCTATTATTTCTCCTTCAAGTTTTTGTGCAATAACTGGGGTTCATAAATGACTAGTCATAAGCCGCTAATTGTTTGGGAAAAATGGATAGATCCATTCGGTAACGATATAGACGAAACCTTATGGACAGACTATAATAATGATACAGAGATGGGTGTTTTAATGGATTCTCAAGAGCCAGACGAGGAAACAAGAGAACGCCCTCTTATTAAGAATATCTCGAAGTCAATTAAAGTCATCGCCTCGCCGCTCGGCCTTATACCATACAACGAACATACTGCATCAAGTAAAATTTTTAATTTTTGGATTGGTCATAGTAATTTCAATATTTCTGAATTTATAAAAAATACAATAGAAAATATTGATGGTGTTGAAATTTTAGATATTTTTACTAGATATAGATTTAGAATAGCTGTTGGTAAATGTTTTAATGATTCTGAAACTATGAAATTAATTAACGACAAAGTATATGAAGCATTAGAAAACCAACATGAATCAGAACTCTCTAAACGATATTCATAACTATAATTTAGACGTAGAAAATAGAGAAATCTATTTACATTCTTATTTGGTTGATGGAGAAGAAGAAGCCGGTGTGGACTATAAATCCGCTGTTGTTTTTGAAAAAAATCTTAGATATTTAAATGTACTATCATTAGATCCTATCCTAGTACATATGCATCTTCCTGGCGGAGATTGGCAAGATTGCTTGGGTATGTATGATGCTATACAAGCATCCAAAGCCAAAATAATTATTGTGGCTTATGCTAAAGCAGAATCTTCTAGTAGCTTTCTATTTCAGGCTGCTAATCTAAGAATATTAATGCCAAATACCAACATGATGATTCATTATGGTTCTTTTAGTTTGGATGGTGAACATAGTAAGGCAGCGGCTGCTGGTATTTTATGGAATGAAAGAGAGTGCGATAAGATGATTGATGTATTTACTGATCGGTGTATGAATAGTAGTATATGTAAAGAAAAAAATTGGAAAAAAATGATGGCTAAAAAACATATCATTTCTCAAATAGCCAATAAATGTGATTGGATATTAACAGCAGAGGAAGCTGTTGATTATGGTTTTGCTGATGGTATTCTAGGTACTAAAAAATATCCAAATTTTGATTATGTTAAAAACTTAATGAAAAAAACTAAATAAATACATCATGTATATTGATTTTGCTATTATAGACACAGAAACAGATGAGGCAACAGCTAAAAAAATAGTACTAGAAATTCTTCCATATAATATTAATAGCATAACCGTACCATATTATCTCATCAAACCTCTCAAAAGTCTTATCAACGACAGTATCACCCTATCTTGTCTGATTGATTATCCTCTAGGTATCTCAGACAATAAAACTCGAAAATGCGCTATAGAACAAGCTATTAAAGCTGGTGCTACGGGGATTGATATTGTTATGCCGCAAAATTTAGCAGCTAATAGAAAGTATGATAAAATTAGAGAAGATATTAAAAATGCTAATTCTATTTGTACTCCACTAAATATTAAACTTAAATATATTTTAGAATACAGGTTCTTTGATCATCAATGCTTAAAAAAATTGTGTGAGATTTTTGAAACCCACAATATTTCTAATGTTTACCCATCCACAGGGTATTTTTTAGATAATTTAGCCGATAATATCTTAGCCTCACTATTTCTGTATAAAAACTCTAAAGAGCTTAATGTTATTTGTAGTGGCAATATGTGGACAGAAAAACACTTTGATACTATTAATAAATCTGGCTTATTTGGTTTTAGAACCACATCCCAGCATAGTCTGCAAAACTTCATAAATTTTAATGCTAAAAATAAAAACGGTGTATAGTTAATTGTTATCAAATTACAAATTTTTATGGAGTTTAAAATAATATGGCAACATCTAGCTATTCAGGCAAAGCACCATATGCAGCTAAAGCCACAGACGGTTCCGATATTACAAGTGGACCATACGGCACATACACCACAGCAAAGAACAATAATGGTACAATCAAGGCTAACGGCACAGTTAGTTCCGGAGTTGTTTCTAGTGTTGCTACTGCTCGTCCAGTTGTAACAACTTTCGCTTCCACAGTTATTGAAAACTCAGTAACAAGTAAAGATTATGCTGGTAAAGGTTTAACAAGTGGTACATTTGCATATAATGACCAAAGACCAGTTGGTAAGCTAGTTAGTAGTACTCTCAATGGTTCAGCCAACACTGTTGTTGGTAGTACAGGCAATAGTGGTGATACTATCAGAGGCATCAATAGTCTTGTTACTCTTAGAACTCGCAGATTCACCACAGCAGTTAGAGCTAATAAGTATAATAGAGTTACTGGAACATTTGAGAACGGCTACCCAGTAGTAGCAACAGATACTCTAGCAACTGATAATGCTGCTGTTGTTAGCAGAGCCGCTCCTGGTTATAAGGGCTTAGTATTTAAGAGTGGTAATCCTGTCCCAACAACCCAGAGTTATCCTGCCAAAACTAACTGAAATTAACTTAAAATAGAGGTTAAAGAGAACAAGCCATCGTACAAAAAAGTAGGATGGCTTTTTTCTTTGAAAGTTATAAAATATGTCAGAAACTATTATTCATTTCTGGGAAAATTTAGCCACAACTAGTATTGGTATTATTGTAACCATGTTGGGGTTTTGGGTTACTATCGGAAAAAACATGACCACAAAAGCGGAGGTGTTGAGTATGATTGAGACACAATCTCCGTATATTCATGATCGTCAATTTATTATGGAAAGATTAAATATTAATAAAGAAACTCAAGCAGCTTTTGCCAATGCATTACAAAGAAATACAGAAGTAATGAATGAGCTTAAGATTCAAATTGCCATGTTAAGCAAAACATTAGAAGCACTAGAAAATAGAATAGAAAGACCCTAAGTTTTTGATTCTATAAACGGTGTATTATTTATTAATACATGAAGGGTTTATTATATGATTAAACCGGGTTATAAAACTAGCGAATTTTGGTTTACTATGGTTAGTTTTATTTTTAGTGGATTATATCTTATTGGTATTATAGGAGATGTAACACAAAAAGATGAATTAATTAGTAATGTTAGTCATGGTGTCGAAAGCTGCATACTGATTGGTGGTCAATTATTAGTCTTATATAAATATATCAAAGGCAGAGACGATTTAAAGAAAATGTGGTGGACAACAGCCACTCCAGAAGAAAGAAAAGAAGCTAATCGCAAAAATAGGGGTACAAAAAATGCCAAACGCAATAGATCTAAACCCACTAATAGAACAAGCTAAAAAATCTATTCAAAGCTTAAAAGTTATAGCTTTACCAGAAGCCTGGAAATTATTACAACTAGCAATAGCTGATATTGTTCAAAATATAGAAATTATTCATCCAGAATTAAAAGGGGCAGACAAAAAGGTTTTAGCAATGGGGCTGATTTCTGATTTTTATGATAAAGTTTTTATTATCATCAGTATTCCATTTGTTCCCTCATTCCTTCAGCCTATTATAAGTAAGTATATCAAAGCTATTCTAATGATGTTGGTTGGTGCAACTATTGATGCTTTGGTTACCACTTTTAGAAATACTGGGATTTTTAATAGCCCGAACACTATTGATCCATTAGTAGATAATACCCTCAAAGTTTCAGATAAATAAAGGAAAAATAAAATGAATTTTACCGAAAGTTTTCAAGAATTTAGTAGTCGTTTAACAACCATGGATTTGGCTCTTTATGCTGGTGTGGCACTAATTATCTTTGTTCTATTCAAAGACAAACTTAGTCCTGTACAAAAGCTATTAGGTGGTTTAATTGAAAAAGTTAAAGGCTTAACTTCAACAAATAATGTATCTCTACCAGTAGTAACTGTACCAAAAGTAGATCCAGTTGTATTACCCAAAGAAACATCAGTATCTAAAGATGATACCTTTTTTAAGTTAGTAGTCTCTTGGAAACAAACACGAGACTTGGCTGAAAAGAGTGGTTGTACAGAAGCGGTGAAGGTTGCTGATCAAATGTTTCCATTTTTAAGTCCTAATGTTTGCAACAAAGAGGAAAAGCTATCATGACTTTTACTAAAAAAATATTATTAACAGTAGCTGGCTTATTAATACTAATTGGTATCATTAAACCAGAATTTGGATCTTTGTTACCAAACAAACCAGTATCAGTTGATGTGTTAGAACTAATAGAACCAACTGATGTTAATATTAAAGAAAAAGCAGATAAAGTTGTGAAAATTCTAAAATCTGATAATAGTTATAAAAGTGATATTAGAAAACTTAGAGATCTTTATCTTGATTTGGGTCGATTAGTTGAATTAGACGGAGAGAACGAAGTTGTAAAAACCACAGAAGCAATTCGTCAAGCTAATATGCTTGCTGGTCCTATGTTACGATTGGATATAAAGGGAAAATATCCAACGCTAGCCAAAGCAGCAGAGGATGTGATAGTAGCAGCTATTGGAGACGATGATGTTCTTCTTAATCCAGATCTTAGAACAAAGGCTATTCAAGGTTTTGATGCTTTAGCATGGGCTTTTAATAAAGGTAGTAAATAATGCCAAGACTCACACCAGAACAGTGGTATTTAAAATATAAAAATGGTTTCAGTGGATGTATATTTGAACAGCACCATTTTGATCATTTGATGGAAACTTTAAAATATCCACTATTTGGTGATGCTAGTCAAAAAATTAAAAGTAGCGGCAAGGGCAAACTATCAACACCATATCGTAGTGTTTTAAAATTTGATAAAAAAGCATATGAAGAAAGACAAACTGTCGGAGATTGTGTAAGTCATGGAACACGTAATGCTTGTGATATTGTTAGGGCTGTAGAAATAGATATAAATGGAGAAAGAGAAGCTTGGATAGCCCGTGGAGCAACAGAAGCCATATATGGTGCTAGAGGGTTTTCTGGAGAAGGAATGAGTTGCTCTAGAGCAGCAGAATTTGTTAGTCAAATTGGAGGTATTATTGTTAGAAAAAATTATCCCGGCATTGCTGACTTTAGTAAGTATAACGGTAATCTTGGTGCTGGTTGGGGAGGCCGTGGACTACCAGATAAAGTTTTAGATCTAGCTAATGATCATCAAATCAAAACCACATCCTTAGTAAGAACTATAGAAGAAGCAAGAGACGCTATTGCTAATGGATATGCTTTAGCGGTCTGTTCTAATTATGGTTTTAGTAATAAAAGAGATAGCAAGGGGTATGCAAAAACCCAAGGTAATTGGGGTCATTGTATGGCTTGGACAGCATGTGATGATACTAATGGAGATTTAAGCTTTTTAGTACAAAATAGCTGGGGTAAATGGAATGATGGTGGACATCCAGCTTGGGGTCCAATTCCAGACGGTTCTTTTTTAATTCACTCTGATGTCGCAGAGGGAATGATTAAAATGAATGGGGCTTATACATTTTCCAATTTTAACGGATTCCCGGTGCAAAAACTCCCAGACTATGGATTTAATAGTTATCTATAATAGTCAATTTTAATTTGGTGTATTATATTTTGGTAAAATTTCTCTAAGGGTTTTTCAATGAAACTAATTGACAGAATAGCTCTTAATCGTCTAATATCTATTATAGCAGATCTTATTATTAGTCTTGCTAAGATTTTTTCTAAAAACAATTCTGATAGAGTTGTTAATCCTGATTCTCCAGTTAAACCACACAGACCTAAGCCTTTAAAAAAAGTAGTAGATACTATTGATCATATTATTCCACTACCATGGAGAAATAAATGAATAAAGTATTCGTTTTATTTATGATATCAACAATATTAGTATCTTCATCTCACTACTACGGAAGTACTGCCGCCCCCGTAGCTTTAGCTGGTGGTATTCTGAAAGCCCAGAATATTGAAGGTAAAAAATATAAAAGAAAAGACTGTCCTGTGTGTAAGGGTAAGGGCTGGTATATGAGTGGAGATAAAATTTCTAAGGTTGAGTGCGGATATTGTGAACCAGATAAAACTTCACCAGCACAAATTTCTGCCCCAACAACTAAAAATCCACCAAACTGCACCACTGGTCGCTGCCCTAATATAAGGAAATACTAATGGGTAAAATAGATAAAGATAAATTAGAAGCTATTGCTCAAAAAGTAATCCAAGAAGCAGGATTATCTAATGATGAAAAATTTGGAAGTGTTATGGCGATACTCATGATTATTAGTATTATTCTAACAGTTATCAGAGTGCTTCAAGAATGCAATAAAACCAAATTAAGTAAACTATCGAGTGAACATGATAAATATTCTCTTTATGGAGATGATATTAGATTATTCAGTAAAAATCGTGGCTGGTTTACCAAAATGAGAATTAAAAAAATTATTAGAAGAGAATTAACTAAAGAAGAATATGAAAAATATTCAATACCATTATTAGCGGCTTTATTAAATGTAGGAGAAAACCTCAAGGATGATGAAGTTATAACCTTAGTGGAGGCGGCCAATGTCTAGTTTATTAGTATGGTGTGTTTATGGTTTATTAGTGGGGAGTATTGCTAAAAGCTTAGTTCCCGGTGAAGAAAACTTCAATTTTGTTAAAACAGTAGCCCTTGGGGTGGCTGGGTCTTATATGGGCGGCGCTGTTCTTTATCTTTTAGGCAAATATGAAACAATTAGTCCTGCTGGAATTTTTATGGGAATAGCAGGAGGGGTGTTGACCCTTGTTTTGTATAATAAACTAACTGCAAAGTAGTCCTTGCACATCCTCGCGTTCCTTGGTATTATAGGGGATCATGAGGCCAAACTGGACCAACTACTTTTTAGGACTTGCTAAGGTTGCATCTCAACGCAGCCATGACAAGCATACTCAACATGGATGTGTTATCACAGACCAGAATCATAGAATTTTGGGGGTTGGGTATAATGGATTTCCCAAAGGGCTAAATGATGACCAGCTTCCACTAAACCGCCCAGATAAATATTTCTGGATGGTTCATAGTGAAAAAAACGCCCTGTCAAATTGTGTGGTTAGGCCAGATAATGGAATAGCATATGTTACAGGCCAATGTTGCAATGATTGCATCATAGCTTTGTGGCAAGAAGGAGTCAAAACTGTTTATATGGTGGATGATCATGGTACTCATTTATTCGATGAAGAAGCCCAAAAAAGATTTGATTTATTTGTCTCAATGAGTGGTATAGAAATTCATAAAGTTAAACCAAATCTAGAATGGTTACAGAATTTGTGTGGTGTATTATGATACTAAGCTTAAACTTAGTGTGTTTCTATTTTTCTGTATTTTATCTATTATATCAGATGTATAGCGGCCATACTGAAAAAGACATAAATAACCAATTTATGATCATGACAATTATAGGCTTTTTAACACTCATTAACAACAATAAAAAATTATGATTTTTCAAGAACAAATTACCAGAAAACCTGACCATTACCCTTGGACCCAAGACTTCATAGAGGCTATGCATAATGGTTTTTGGACAGACAGAGAATTTAACTTTCAAAGCGACATACAGGACTTTAAAGTCAATTTAACAGAGCAGGAACGACAAATTATTATTAGGGCTTTATCTACTATAGGCCAACTGGAAATTTCTGTGAAGAAGTTTTGGGCTAAACTAGGAGATAATCTTCCACACCCATCCCTTAATGATATGGGGTATGTTATGGCCAATGTTGAGGTTATTCATGGTGATGCTTATGAAAGACTACTAGAAGTATTAGGTATAGAAGATAGCTTTGATGAAATTCTAAAATTAGATATTATCCAGGGCAGAGTTAACTATCTTAGAAAACATCTTCATAAATTTCATACAGACAATAAAAAACAATTTATTTATTCTTTGATTTTATTCACGCTCTTTGTTGAGAATATTGCCCTATTTTCCCAATTTTATACTATCGGCTGGTTTGGCAGATATAAGAATGTTCTCAAAGACACTAACAAACAAGTAGAATATACTTCTAGAGAAGAAAATCTACACGGTATGATCGGCATCAAGATTATCAACACTATCAAAGCCGAACACCCTGAATTATTCGATGAAGAACTACAAAATAAAATAGAACACGAGGCAAAGGATGCCGTTAAATACGAGTGTCAAATTGTGGAATGGATAGTTAATGGATATGGCCATGAGAAACTAAACTCTGATTTAC